GTCGTCAAGTTCACCCGAAAGGGCGACCTCTCGATCATCAAGCCGACGATCGATCTCCGCGGCCCGATCTACATGAAGACCGCTTCCAAAGTCATCGATAGGATTTTCGAAAATGCCTAGTCTCCGCGAGACCGTCCCTCTCATCCTCTCCGGATCGGCTTCGGTTCTCGCAGCCGCGAGCCCGGCGACTCTCCTTCCGATCTATCAGGCGGAAGCCGTCGTCTCCGAAACCGACTTCCCCTTCATCGTCGTCCGGTGGCTTCAGAAGAGCCCGGGAATGGGAGACGTGAAGCGTCATCCTTTCATCCTCTTCGCCTATGACAATATGGGCGACTATACCCGGGCCGAGAAGCTGGCGAATGCCGCTGCGAAAGAGATCAAGGCGCGCTTCAACGTCAGGACCGATACCGGGTACATTCTCGCATTCGAAGAGCGAGTCGGCGATGGACAAGGAGAGGATTTGATCGACGAAGGCTACAACGCCGCAGTCGTCCCCTATTCGCTCACGGCAGTCGCAAGCGGCCTCTAACCGGTAAGATAACGGTGCTCGATAAGTCTTCATACTAAAAGGGAAAGGAGCCAGAAATGGCCGCCGATCGAAACACCCCCGCCACTCCCTCGAAGTCCGGCGACGTCGTCGCCCCGGGCATCGTCACCGAGGAGGTCTCGAAGATCGAGTCCGCCGACGTCGAGCCCGAGTCCGAGGAGGTCGTCAACTACCGCAAGGTCGACGGCATCCGCTACCTCGGCACGGCGAACGTCAAGCAGTACTCGAAGGACGACCTCCAGAAGCTCGGCTTCGAGAACGCCGAGTCCGGCGTCGAGTGGTCGGCCTCCAACGACTTCTTCGTCTCCAAGTCGGAGTTCAACGCGGCGGCGCTCCGGGCGATCGTCGCCCAGGACGACTTCGAAGCCGTCTGATGACCGACCTCCGGTGCGACTCGAAGAAGCACGGCGAGCGGGTCGACGACCACACGGTCGAGATCAAGTGCTCCTCGCGCTTCTGCGGAGCGGAGCCGGGCGTCATCGTTCTCCATCAGTTCAATCTCGCTACCGGCGAGACCAAGACGCGGCGCTTCAAGCAGCCGCACCTCAAGAGGAGGAACTAAATGTCCATCACCGCGACCGCGCTTCCGTACGGAATGCGAAACTGCGTTCTCCAGCCGTACACGGATGCCGCCGGGACGACCCTCGGCTCCAAGCGCATCAAGCTCCCCGTCATCCGCACCCTCTCCTTCTCCGACACCGAGGAGTTCTCCGAGCTTCGCGGCGAGGACCGTCAGGTCGCCTCCCACGGCAACGGCTCGGCGGTCGAGTGGGACCTCGAGGCGGGCGGCCTCAACTTCGAGTCCTACCAGGCCATGGCGGGTGGAACGATCGTCGAGTCCGGCGTCGCTCCCGCGCAGAAGAAGGTCTACTCGAAGCGCATCACGGATCAGCGTCCGTGGTTCCTCATCGAGGGCCAGGCGATCTCCGACTCCGGCGGCGACCTCCACACGGTCCTCTACATGTGCAAGGCGACCGGCGACCTCACCGGTGAGTTCACCGACGGGGAGTTCTACCTCACCGCCGCGTCGGGCATCGCCATCGCCGTGCCCAACGGGACGAACGTCGACAAGATCTACGACTTCGTCCAGAACGAAACGGCCGTCCCGATCTCGATGACCTAGGTCGGCCCGAACTACAACCCGCAAGAAGACGACGAGAAGGAGCACTAGGATGCCCGCACGAAACGCAAGCCCCAAGGCCAAGGTCGCCGCTTCGAAGAAGAAGCACGGCGCCGGATGGTCGAAGTCCGCCCAGTACGACGACATCACCCTCCCGAGCGGCGAGACCTGCCGGGTGCGGAAGTCGATGGGCGTCTCCGGTCTCATCAAGATGGGAGTCCTCGACTCCCTCGACTCGCTCACCGGGAAGGTGCTCGGCGAGACGCTCCCGAAGGCGCAGGGTCGGCCGAAGGTCAAGGCCGAGGACATCCTCGCGGACCCGAAGAAGTACGAGGACATGATGGAGACGGTCGATAAGATCGTCGCCTACGTCGTGGTCGAGCCGGTCGTCCTGGTCTCCCACCGCCCCGTCCTCGAGGAGTCCGGCGAGCCCCGCCTCTCGCAGGAGAACAAGCCCGTCACCGAGGAGATTCCCGAGGAGGACCGGGACGAGGAGGCCGTCTACTCGGACTACATCGACGAGATGGACCGAATGGCGATCATGCAGTACGCGCTCGGAGGTAACGCCGAGTTCGACCGATTTCGTCGAGAGTCCGCGGCAGCTTTGGACGGCGTTCCAGATGGCGAAGCAGATGAGGACGCGGCCGTCTGACATCTACGCGATCGAAGATGACTTCGTCGCCTACTGCTTCGACCGGGCGGTTCAAACGTTCGGAGTAGCTCTCGAGAACCGGCTCCAAGAAGTCTCGTCAAGATCGAAGAACAAGAAGACGTCAGAACAGAAAGTCGCCATGGAACTGAATCGCTGGCTCACTAGCGATAGTCCCAACTCGAAGGGTCGCTTCCGCGATCCGATGAGCATGATCTAATCGGAGGAAGACGTGGCCTACACTCTTGGAGAGCAGCGCGGCAAGATCATCATCGAGGCCGATCTCCCGGGTATCCCGGAGGCCGAAGAGGAAATCTCCAAGCTCGCCGCATCCGCCGACTCGAAGCTCAACGCCGTCGGCGGCGCCCTCGACAAGACGGGTAAGGCTTCTCTCGCCGCTGGCGGTCTGATTGCTACGGCCTTCGCCGGGGCCGTCAAGACCGCCAGCGACTTCGAGTTCCAACTCGACGCGATTCAGGCCGTCTCCGGCGCGACCGCGGCCGAGATGGACCAGATTAACCAGGCCGCCCTCCGCATCGGTAAGGACACGTCCTTCTCGGCGCAGGAGGCCGGGCTGGCGATGGAGGAACTCGTGAAGGCGGGCGTCTCCGTCTCCGACACCCTCAACGGCGCCGCCGACGCGACCGTCGCCCTCGCAGCCGCCGGAGGCGTCGACCTCCCGACCGCGGCGACGATCGCCTCGAACGCGATGAACCAGTTCGGACTCACGGCGCAAGACCTAGTCGGCGTGACCGATACGATCGCCGGGGCCGCGAACGCTTCGGCGATCGACGTCGAGCAGTTCGGTAACTCGATGTCTCAGGTCGGCGCGGTCGCGAACCTCGTCGGCCTCTCCTTCGACGACACCGCCCTCGCAATCGCCGCGATGGGTAACGCGGGCATCGTCGGCTCGGACGCCGGTACGTCGCTGAAGTCGATGCTGACGAACCTGAACCCCGCGACCGACAAGGCCGCCGGTCTCATGAAGGAACTCGGGATCATCACCGAGGACGGGGCCAACCAGTTCTACACGGCCGAAGGCTCGATCAAGTCGCTCGCCGAGATCAGCGACGTCCTCGGTGGCGCGCTCGCCGGAATGACCGATCAGCAGAAGCAGGCGACCCTCTCGACCCTATTCGGCTCCGACGCGATCCGCGGCGCGGCGATCATCGCCGACCAGGGCTCCGAGGGATTCAACAAGCTCTCCGACTCGATCAACAAGACCTCCGCCGCCGAAGTCGCCGCGACCCGAATGGATAACCTCCAGGGCCGCCTCGACGCGCTCGGCGGTTCGCTCGAGACCGCCGGAATCGTCATCGGTCAGATGCTCCTTCCGAAGCTCGACGCGATGGTGAAGGGTCTGATCTCCGTGGTCGACGCCTTCCTCGAACTCGACCCGAAGGTCCAAGAGAACATCGTCTCGATCGCGGGCATCGCCGCAGTCGTCCTCTCGGCCGTCGGCGCTATGGGGATTATGGCGGGCGCGGCGATCCGGGCTCGAGGCGCGATCCTCGCGATGACCGGCGCTCAGACGCTCCTCGGCAACGCCGGAGTGATCATGGCTGCGAAGACGAAGATCGCCGCCGCAGCTACCGCCCTCTTCAACAAGGTACTCGCGACCAACCCGATTCTCCGCATCGTCACCCTCGTCGCGCTCCTCGTCGCCGGGATCATCACGCTCGCCGGAGGGTGGGACGAAGTTCGCGCCGCCTTCCAGCCCGTCATCGATCAGCTCAAGTCGAGCCTCGAGACGCTCATGCCCGTCTTCGCGCAGCTGGCCTCGACGGTCGCCGGTGCTCTCGGTACGGCGCTCTCCGCGATCATGCCGATCCTGACGTCGCTCGCCGCGGAACTCTTCCCGCCGATCCTCGAAGTGATCACCGCCCTCGTGCCGGTGATCGCGACGCTCGCCGGAGTCGCCGGGGAACTCCTCGTCGCGGCGCTCGGCCTCCTCATGCCGATCATCTCGGCCGTCGCCGATCTCTTCGCGGCGATCGTCCCGCTCATCACGCCGCTCATCGACATCCTCATCGCGGTACTCGTGCCCGTCCTCGACGTCGTCGTCGGCGCTCTTCAGTTCGTCGCCGACGGGCTCAAGGTCTTCACGAACATGATCAACGGCGTCTCGCTCACCGAGGGAGTCGACCAGACCGGCATCTTCGCGACCGCCGCCCAGTGGCTCGGCGACGTCATGGAGACGCTCGGCCCGATCATCGCCGACGTATGGAACAACATCGTCGCCTTCATCACCCCGGTCGTCGAGTGGTTCATGGCGTACGTCGTCCCGACGATCACCGCGTCGATCAACACCATCGTCACGATCTTCCAGTTCCTCCTCGCCGCCGGGTCGGCCGTGTGGAACGCGATCTTCGCAGTAGTCAGCGCGGTCGTGAACTGGTTTATGACGTATGTGGCGCCGGTGATCGTTGCCGCTATCGGTCTCGTCGTCGCGATCTTCACCTTCCTCTTCAACACGGCCGTCGCGATCTGGAATGGAATCTTCGCGGCCGTGAGCGCGGTGGTGACTTGGTTTATGACCTATGTCGCCCCGGTGATCGTCGCGGCGATTAACCTCGTGGTAGCTATCTTCCAGTTCCTCTTTAACACGGCGGTAGCTATCTGGAATGCGATTATGGCGGCGATTGCCGTTGTGGTCGGATGGTTCATGACTTACGTCGCGCCCGTCATCGTCGCAGCTATCAATCTCGTCATGGCAATCTTCCAATTCCTCTTCAACACCGCAGTCGCAATCTGGAATGCCATTATGGCTGCGATCGGAGTGGTCGTCGGATGGTTCATGAGCTATGTGGCGCCGACGATTGTCAACGCGGTGAACATGGCCGTATCGATCTTCCAATTCCTTCTCGGCATCGCTCTCTCCGTATGGGGCGCGATTCTCGACTTTATCGGCGGAGTCGTCAATGGAGTAATGGACTTCATCTCGAGTGTTTGGGGTGGACTCGTATCCTTCGTCGGCGGTATCTTCGACAAGGTATTCAACTCAATCAAGAAGCCGATGGACAAGGTCGGCTCGATCTTCGACGACGTCTACAACACGATCATTGACGTCTTCTCGAACGCGGGATCGTGGCTCTACAACGCCGGTAAGGATATCATCGGCGGACTCATCGAGGGAGTCCAGAACATGCTCGGCGGACTGACTGATGTTCTGAATGGCATTACCTCGATGATTCCGGAACAGAAGGGCCCGCCCGAGAAGGACAAGGTTCTCCTCAAGCCCGCCGGTAAAATGATTATGCAGGGGCTTATGTCCGGAATGCAAAGCGAAGTCGGCGACGTTATGAAGATGCTGAATGGGCTGAACGTTTCGATCCCGGCGAACTTCAACTCCGACCTCCTCGCGAACGCCGGTTCTCTCTACGTCGGCGCGAAGGATCGGACCGGGCAGGAGATGGGCGGTCTTCGCCAGGAGTTCCACATCACCACTACCGACGACGGTCGCATCGCCGCTCGCGTCATCGCCCGCGAAACTCAAGATGCCCTGGAGGTTATGTAATGCGGTCGCTAACTCTCAATCACGATATCGTCATGAGCGGCGGAGCGTACTCCGATGGGTGGTACTTCAGCAAAATCCAAGGGTGGTTCGGCTTCGACGACGTCAACCAGGAGACCGACGACATCGAGGGCGGCGACGGTCAGTTCTACGAAGACCAGACCTACCTCCCGTCGGCCGTCATCTCCGTCACGGGCGTCTACGTCGGCGCCTCGAAGGAGGACGCGCACGAAGCGCGGAACCGGCTCGCCGGACTGCGGAGGCGCGGTCGGAAGATCGACGCGACGTTCAACGATGAGGTGATGCCGACGAGTCGGGAAGTCTTCGTTCGCCGGGCCGTCCCCGACAACAACCGTCACTCGAGCTTCGACTTCACAATCGACATGGTCGCTCACGACCCGTACCGCTACGGCGAAGAGGTCGTCCTCCGGACCGGGATCGCGATCAACGGCGGCGGGCTCGGCCTCGAATACCCGATCGAGTACCCGCTCGACTTCGGCATCCCGACGACCCAGGGCCGCATCTCCCTTTCGAACTTCGGCTCCGAGCCGACGAGTCCGAGCTTCCGAGTCTCCGGCGGTCGGATGGACGGCGGCGTCCGGCTCCGTCGGCAGGAGGACGGGACCTCGATCATCTTCCGTCACACGCTCGCCGAGGATGACGTCCTCGAGTTGAGCCCGTCGCTCGAGACCGCGACTGTGAACGGAATCGACGCTTCGGTCTACCTGACCGTCGAGCGCTGGCCGGAGGTCGAGCCGGGCGATCGGGCGACGATTCAGTTCCAGCCGCTCGGAGCGACGAAGGGGTCACCGACCCTGACCGGTAAGATTAGACCCGCCTACCTTTAGGGAGAAACTCCAATGGCACTTACTTACTCCTTCCCGGGACCGAACGGCAAGGCCAAGTCCGGCGACGTCCGTCGCGATCTCGCGGCCCTCATCGTCCGCGACGGCTTCGGGCGTCCGCGCACGGGCATCCTTCCGCAGCACAACGGCGGAGAGGTCGTCCGCGGGAGCGGGTCGTCGATGAGTGTCGACGTCGAGCCGTTCCAGGCCGTCCTCGTGCGCGACGGCGTCCTCTTCATCGCGAACGATTCGCAACTCAACGTCCCCGCTCCGGCGGCGCCGACGGCCAACAGCCGGTACCACGTCCTCTACCTCAAGCAGAACGAATCCTCCCCGTACAACGACACTTCGGACGAGCCGGAGTTGGCGTGGATCGTCGGCGCGACGAGCACCGACCCCTCCGTCAACGCCGCCATCGCCGCGATCCCGGACGGCGGCCTGCGGATCGCGTCCTTCCTCGTACCGGCGGGCGTCACGAACATGCGCGCCGCGGGCGTCGTCGCTCGGCAGGAGTACCCGTACACGGCGCTCGCAGGCGGGCTCCTCTACTTCCGATACGAAGTCGAGCGCGACTCCTTCACGGCGACGTGGGGCCAAGAGGTCTACGTGATGAACACCGAGACGAAGTACATTCGTAGCTCGAGGGACACGTGGATGGTCTCCGGCGGGAACCGGCCGCACATCGAGTTCTCTTCGTTCCGAGGAATGGTCGACAACCAGCTTCAGTACCCGAGTTGGGACTTCGACCAGAGCCTTTCGAACGTCGATGGGAACAACTCCCCGGTGTGGACTTGGGAGGACGGCCCGGGTATCGGCGACCCGCGCGGGCTCCTCTTCAACGTCCCCGGCGACTACGATCTCATCTGCCACTGGACTCTTCCGAAGCCGACGATCGGCCGCGGGTTCATCGGCTTCGAGACGGAGTCGAACACCATCCTCGCCCGCTCGCACATCAACGCCGGGGAGGACCGAATCTCCGTCTCCCTCCCGGCTCAGCGGATCACGAAGGCCGGATACCGAATGCGGGTCGTTTGTTACAAGGACAACGGCAACCTCACCGGTAACACGATGCGCGTGAAGATCGTGCGGACCCAGTGAGGAAGCTCTTCATCTTCGACACGGTCTCCGGCGCGAACGCCTTCTCCGTTCCTTTCGTCAAGGACTCACTTTCGTGGAAGGAGTCGCGGAACACGCCCGACTCGATCTCGGCTGTGATCCCGGCCTATGACGAACGCCTCGCGACGGCCGACCTCTTCAACACTCTCCTCCCGTTGAAGAGGTCGATGGCCGTTGTCGAAGATGGAGTAGTCCGATCGATGGGAATCATTACCCGTCACCCCGGGTACGACAAGGCGGCCCGTCGACTCTCCATCTCCGCAGTCGGTCCCGAGTACCTTCTCAAGCGCCGACTCCTCCTCCGGCCGAACGCTCTCGAGGCGCCGTGGACGACGACCGTCCTCGACGACAAGGGCGAGCCGGAGAACGTCCCCAACCCGGAAGTCCGCGTTTCGTTCAAGGGTCAGGACTGGCCGACGATGGTCTCGAATATGATCCGGACTGCGACCGGGTGGGAAGGCTTCCATCTCCCGATCCGCTACCCGCAGCCGGGCCGCGGTTCGCACGATCGGGAGTTCGACGCGATCGACGCCGTCACCGTCGGAGAAGCGATCAACAAGATTCGCGATCTCGAGAACGGGCCGGAGATCGAGTTCGGATGCGACATGATCGGCGATGAGTTCCGGTGGGTGCTGCG